TCCACTTCTCATCAGGGTTTTCTCTAGCTTTATTTCGGAGTGCGTATTTTATAATATTACCTTGTATGAAATCAAGTTTATTTGCTACTATAAACTCAATAGGCTGTATGGAATACGATTGGTAGTGCTTTCCACCTATTTGCTTATCAGTAGCTTTCTCTGTGGCTCTGTGTGGCTTCTTGTGGGTCATTTATAGGAGTCTACCTATCCATTTACCAGATTTGTCTTTTATAAAGGGTTCTATGATTGGTAGGCCATTATGAATAATAGAACAACCTATAATTGGTCTAGCTTTTTGTAATTTATTATATCTAAAGGCTAAACTTTTAGAGTCAATCATACAGCCAACTTGTAGACCAAAATATAAACCTAAACTATTTCCATAGTATCTTACACCCATTAAAGAATGATAATGACCCTGAACACAACTCATACCCATACTTTGTGCTAATTTTAAAACATCTGCTGTTTTACCATGACAAAAATAAACTTTACCAAGTGGAGTATCTATTGTTAGATCATCATGCCAAACCCAATTTTTATTAACTTGTAAAAAGTCATTATATTTTCTTATATATGCTTTTGGTATCCCATGTTTAAATGCTCGTCTATAAACTAAACTACCATGATTAGAGTCCATTAAATCCATTTTAGGAAATAATTTCTCTAACTCTTTTATTATTGGTAAAGACATTTTTAATTCATCTCCAGCACTAGGAAGATCAGGGTCAGAGTCGTGAAAAGACATTGCGTGTTTATCTACTTCATCTCCAATATGAATTATTTTATCTGGATTATATTTTTTTTTAAGTAATTTTAGATAAGGTAAAAGTTCATTTACATGATATGGAATGTGAGTATCGCTAATAATTAATACTGATTTATAAATCATACAAGTAGAACTTGTAGCTTATTTTGACAATAATGTAAATATCACATAGCCCATAGCACTAATCAATGAGCCTGTAGAGATTAGTAAAATCTTTTCTAATCGTTTTACTCTTTCTTCTATTGAGTGGATTTTATCATGAGTTAGTTTCTGCATAATACGACAAAGTTTTTCGTGTGATTCTATTTTTTGTAATGCGTTTAATTTAGCCATTACTTTTTTTTCTTTCTTCTTAAATCAAGATCATGTTTTCTACTACCTCTTAAAAAACTATTTACTCTACCCATTGACCAACTAGCCATTGAAGTTTTTGGCCTACTTCCACTACCTAAAAATGCACCCTGACCTCTACGATATACTTTTTTTAATTGGCCAAGTGTAATGTTTTTTCTAGTTTTAGCTTTTGCTCTAAGTGTTGAGATAACTTGTGCAGATAGTGGTTTTCTTCTTATAGCCATTATTTGTATCTCGCTTTAAACATTGATTTTGGTATTCTTTGACCTTTTTTATAAGCATCTGACATGGCCTTAATAAGACTTGCTCTTGCTGATCTTTTACCACCTTTAAGACCTGATAAATATTTTTTAGGAATTTTTGTTTTTTTATCTTTAGGAACTTTTCTTCGTTTCATTTGCCTACACTCCTCATGGCTTTAGTATGTGCAGAAGAAAAAGTAGCACCTTTTTTCATAGCATTAGCCATAGATCGCATATGCTTTAATGAATGATGACGAGCATGACTTTTCATAGTCTTTTGCTGTCTAGGTTTTAAACCTTTTATAATTCCTGTGATTGATGCTACTTTAACCATTTACTTCTTCTTATTCTTTTTCTTTTTCTTTTTTTTCTTCTTAGGTTTCATACTATATCCATAAGCCATATTATTTTCTCGCTTTCTTTTTCTTTTTCTTTTTACTCATAATAGCTTTTTGTAAAGCTGGTGGTAGTTTTTTTTGTTTTTTTGTTAGCATAGCTTCTCCTTAGTTAGCAAATTTACCATCTGACCATTTAGCTTCTGGTAATCCATTAGTATATGATTTGCCATCATATGTTAATACTTGTTTTCTATTAGAGCCATCTTTGTATGATACATGAATCCACCCACTATTAGCTTCTCCTGTCCAATACTCTAAAATAAGTTGATCAAAATCAACATTGTTTTCTATCCATAAAGCTACTTTTAGGTTTGACTCTCCAATTACTTCTAGGTCAACCGCTTCCCCAAGACAGTGCTGTGATGTGGCTTTGCTTCCAATAGCTTCTGATAATTCAGGGCTTCTATATCCTGATGTAATAGTAACAGGCTTATCAAACTTAACTCTTACAGGCTCTAATACTTCATAACAAAGATCGCCTAAGTTTTTAATCTCTCCACTACCAGCTTTATTTTTAATACCCTTACGTGTCGCAGTTTGCGACTTTTCCATTTCTTCTAATGTAAAATGTTTTGATAATTGCATAGTTTATACCATAGTTAAACAAGTAGATATTTAGTGTGGAGGTAATACTACTTATAAGAGTTACATATCATTTTTTAATTAATCTATCAATACTGTTTATTTTAATTGATTTCCTGTTACCCAAGAAACTAAAGAATTTCTTTCTCCTTTAGTTACTGGCTTAACTTCATGTAATATGTATGAGGGAAACATAATTAAAGTTCCTTGCTCTTTATCCATTAAAGTACCTTTATCATCATCATAAAGATAAAGTTCTCCACCCTGATATTTTTTAGGATTTGTAAGTTGAATAGATATTGATAATTTTCTGACAGATGAATTTACTGCTCTATCAACATGCTTTCCATATTTTCCAGATGGTGCTTTATAATTAGCAAATTGAAACCCCTCATTTAATCCAAATAAATCAAATTGAAAATATTTTTTGTTAAGGTTTAAAACAATATCGGTTACTCTACGAAATACAAATTGCATTTCATCAACTGGATATAACCAAGATATTTTACTATCTCTCGCATCTGATTTTTCCATTGTAGTTCCTTTAATTAAACCTTTGTCTTTTGCAATATTAATTATTGTTTGACATTCTTCTTTTGAAAATGCGTTTTTCCAAAATGAGTAAAGATGAACTTGATCTAATTTAAAATTCCATGATGTATTGCTAAATTTAGAATGTTTAATCATTTAAAATAATTTAAGTTAATAACTGCTCTAACATTTTCATCAGTGCATGATGAACCTGTATGTTCTAAATTACTATCAAATTCAATAAAACGATTAGCAACAGATTTAACTTTAGTTCCATCTTTAAAAATAGTGTAACCATTGCAAGTATTTACATATAATATAGCAGTAGTTAAATTTTGTTTATTTTGAAAATCTACATGAAAATCATACTCTTTTATTTTTGGTGTAATTGTTAAAAGATTAGCTTTTATTCTTACTAAACAAAAAGGATTAATTTTTTTTACAATAGGTTCGATAATAGAGTAACTATTTCTTGCTTCTCCATATTGATAAAATATGTGAATAAATTGAAATTCTTTTCTATCTAAATGTTCAGATGTAATAGAATTAGAATAATACCAATCAAAGGAATTATTTAACATTAAATCTTTAATAGATTTAAAATTTTTATTATCTAAAAAATTATCTACTATTTTCACACTAATAATTTGTAATTATTTATCTAGTATATCCCAAGTTTGATTTTCTTCGTTCCAAGAAATAAATTGTGTATCTGAATTAAATGATGGTCTTACTACAGGACATTCCCATTGACAAGTTTCTTCATTTAAAATCCAAGATGAGTAAGGTTGAGGATTGTAAAAAGCATCTCTATCTTCATCATAAATACAACCTATTCCACCATAATTTTTCCTAAAAGGTGTACCACCTAATAAATGAACTCCAGCATTTGTATTATAAGAAGTTTGTTTCCAAACATCTGTTGTTTTATAAAGAGTATTTAAAAAATCAATACCAGCTTGTTCAGTTGTTGCAACATCATTATTAACTACTTCAACTTTCTCAACTATATTTCCTACTCCTAGTTTTGAAAAATGTGCCATTATGCTGTGTAACTCCCACTGCCTGTAAATTTTATTATTGTATTACTTCCACTTGTTGTAACTGTTGGAGAGCCTGATGTTGTTGAAGAAAAATTTGCAGTTGGTACACTTAGAATAACAACTCCTGAACCTCCAGCACCAGCCCTATCTCCACCACCATATCCGCCACCGCCACCACCACCAGTATTTGTAGAACCAGCAACAGCAACAGCACCTCCAGAATCAATAGCACCAGCACCACCGCCACCTGAACCACCTGGAATTGGAGTTGTAGGATTTGAAGAAACAACACCACCTCCACCTCCTCCAGCAAATGTTACTGAAGAACCTGTTATTGAAGAAGCTGTACCATTTCCACCAGCGCCACCATCTAAATTTGTTGTTACATTTCCACCAACAGCATTAGCACCTCCGCCTCCGCCTCCACCATTGTATGGTTGTCCTTGCATGTGGCCACCATTATTACCTTGACTTGGAGATGTGCTTGGAGTGTTACCAGAACCACCAGAATTTGTTCCATAAGCACCTGTTCCTCCACCTGAACCACCAGATTTACCAGCTTGACCACTTCCATTATTTCCACCACCAGCACCACCACCTCCGCCTCCAGCGGAAGTTATTGTAGTAATATCTGCACCTGAAATAGAGGAATTTCCACCATTTCCACCTTGTCCAGATGTTCCATTTGAACTTGATGAGCCTTTAGAACCACCAGCACCAACTGTAATTGTATATGTTTCAGCACCAGTAAGAGTTTGTGTTGAAGTTCTAAATCCTCCAGCACCAGCACCTCCTCCACCAGACGCACTTGCTTGGCCTCCAGCACCACCTCCACCAACTATTAACATAGTTGCTGAATATGGAACAGCTACTGCACTTCCACCAGCACCAAATCCTAAGACTTGATAACCAAATGATTTTGTTTTTCTTGATTGAATATTTTTTGTGTTCTTACTTGATATGAGTTTATTTTTTAAATCTCTCATAATTATGCGTCATTAGATGCGTCAGTTGTAAAGAATATTTTTATACCTAAAACTCTTGCGTCAGCACTGAATGTATCTCCACCAGCATTTGCATCTCTAAATAATTGAAAGTAAGTTAATTGATCAACTGCTGGAGAACCAGCAATAGTTACTGCACCACTTTCTGCTGAAACTTGTTGATCTTCAACTGTTCCTATACCAGCATCTGTAACTGTAACTGCTGTTCCATAAGTAACATCAATAGTATCGTTATCTCCACAAGAAACACCTTGTAATCCAAAAATACAATTACCTGTATTTGTAGAAGCTGGTGTCCAATATACTTGATAAGTTACTGTTCCCTCATTCCATGATTTGGGAAAAGCTACTGAAAATTGTGCAAATTGGTCTGTACCAGCATCAAAATCTAATACTTTCATATCTGGTCTTGTTGCTGTTGTTTCAACTTGTTGTGCGTCTGCTGGATTAGTTGTTGCACCATACATAGCAGAAGCTGGAACCCACATAGTTTCTTTACCAGCTTGTTTTAAAGTACCAGCGCCAGCTAATTTATTTAATTCTGCACCAGTTGAAGTTACTGCTGTTCCACCATAATTTAAATTTCCACTTGCAATAACAATTTCTCCAGTTCCTTTAGGAGTTAAAGCAATACCAATATTTGTATCATCACCTGTAGCAGATAAAATAGGATTATTTCCTGTTGAATTATTTGTAATAGTTAGTTCATTAACTGCACTTGCTGTTTCTACAAATTTTAAAAGTTCTAAAGTTCCACTTCCTAATGATTGTCCATTAACATCTAATTGACCACCTAATTGAGGAGAGGTGTCATTTACTAAATCTGCTACAACTGTACTATCTAACCAATTAACTGTGTTTGCTGAATGGTTTAAAATTGCAAGAGATATATCATCTGCACCATCATAATATTTAAGAGTTGGAGTAGCTGATGATGTAGTGTCTAACCAGATCGTTCCAACTACTGCACCACTTGGTCTTGATGAACCTGAATTAGATGAATTAATAGCAGATAAAACATTATTTATATCTGTTCTAACTGAGGGAAATGATGCGTTTGCAATATTGTAATCGTGTTGTGCCATAATTATTATATACTCCTTTTAAAAGCCTTTTGCAATAAAATCAAATGTTCTTGATACATTTGTTCCACTTGAATTTTTAAACAAAATATTAAAGCCATTAATTGTTTTATTTGATACTGTAAAGAAATCGCCTGTAGCCATATCTTCTCCTGTAATTCCTAAAGCATAACTACCAGTTTTATATGGATTTGTAAATGTAACAGTTTTAGTTCCAGCACCTGATTCTATATTATTTCCGCTAAATATTCTATCTTCCATATCTATTGTAACTGACACTTCTTGGACAACTGGAGTAGAGGCTAAATCACTTGAAGTTAAAACAACTCTAAATTTAAAAAATCTAGCAGTATAATTACCTATTACAAAACCTTGAAAAGCAGTAAATGTAGAGTTATCATCACTTGTTGCAATTTCTAAATGTGCATTTGAGTTAGCTGGTGTATCTCCATCAAA